GTGCCGTTTCTCCCCCAAACACCCCCAACCCAAAACGATGTAACTCGAAATGGCTAGATTCGCCCCGATGACCACCGCAGTCCGCCAAAGGGGCCTAGCTGGCCTGGTCGAACAAGTGCCGGCATCATGGACCAGGGCGGACCGGCATCGGTTCCTGCTCGCGTTTATCCGGGTGCTCGACTACTCCACCGAAATCCGCGACCCCGACGAGCTGGACGGCACCGACTATCTGGATCCCGACCTAGATCAGCCGCCGGGCCCCGAATAGCTACGCTCGGGGGCGTGTCGACCGTTGACCCGATGGGGTTTGTGGATCTTGGCTCTACCCGTCCGCCCGATCCGGGCTCGACTGCCCTTGGGTCCGGTCGGGGGGACGCGGTGGACACGTCCGGCTATCTGGAGACTGCCAAGCCGGCCCCGGCGATCACGGGTTGCGCGCCGGCTACCGGGCCCGCCGCCGGGGGGACCGCCCTTGTCGTGACCGGCACCGGGTTCACTGGGGCGACCGGCCTACAGATCGGGTCGAACACAGCGACCGCTTTCGTGGTGGTCAACGCGTCGACCATTCACGCCACCACGCCCGGCGGGTCGGTCGGAGCGAAGAACCTAGTCGTGCAACACCCGGCCGGCAACGTAACCAAAGTCGGGATCTTCGCCTACACCTAACCCGGTAACTAGATTCGGGGTTGGTGCCTCAGGATCCGCTTTTCGATCTGGACACCGGACCGAAGCCGGTGAAACGGATCCGCAAGGCGACGGACCGCACGGTGACCGCGCTTCGCAAGCTGGGCCGGATCGAACCGGCCGACACGCTGCTGATCGCTCTACTGCGGACCAGCTCGGATCGGTGCGACGAGCTTCGCGGCGACGAAGGCAAGGAGTACCACGAAGCCCAAGCCCTACGGCTTACCGGCGAGCTTGAAGCACGACTACGGGGGGTCGGTGGGCCGGTGAGCGATGCTTTCGACCAGCTATTGGCAGCGGCTACGGGTCCCACCACGCCTAGCGACTGAACCGACCCCCGGTGTAGCCACCCTGGGCCCGGCCGCGGATCGGGTCGGGGCTGCCCTGTTCGGCCGGCCGATGCAAGCGTGGCAGTCCGCGGTTAACCGCGTCGCGGGCGAGGTCACCCCGGCCGGCGAGATGCTCCACCCGATCGTGGTCTTGCACGTGCCCCGCCGTGCCGGTAAGTCCGCCCTCGCCCTCGCCCAGCTCACCCGGCGATGCTTGGGCCAGCCACGATCACAGTCTTGGTACACCGCGCAGACCGGCGGCGACGCCGGCCGCACCTTCCGCCGTGAATGGCTGCCGGTACTCCGATCGTGCGGGCTCGCGCTCGGACCCCGACCCAAGGTCAAAGTGTCTCTCCGGGCGGGCTCGGAGTCTTTCGAGCTTCAGTCTTTGAACACGTCGGTCACCTGCTTTCCGCCGATCGAAGCCGCGCTACATGGGACGAACGTCGACCTTGCGGTGATCGACGAAGCCTGGGCCCACGACCAGGAAGCCGGCGCGGGTGTCGAGATGGCGGTGTTCCCCGCCCAGCTCACCCGGCCCGGATCCCAAACGTGGATTGTGTCGGCCGGCGGGACGATCGCTTCGACCTGGTGGGACGGCTGGCTAGAGCGCGGCGAGCAGGCCCTAGCGGCCGGCGACCCGTCGATAGCGATCTTCGATTGGGGTGCGGACCCGACCGACCCGGACTACGACCCGACGAGCCCGGCCACCTGGTGGACCGCGCATCCCGCCCTGGGGGACACGATCACCGAACGGGCGATCGAAGCGGAGCTTGCCCGCTCGTCGAGCATCGCCGCTTTCGAGCGGTCGGTGCTGAACGTCTGGCCTAGGCCCCGGGCCCTGAAAACCGGGGTCGACCTTGCCGCGTGGGCCGGGCTCGCCGATCTGGACGTGACCGCATCCCCCGCTGTGTTGGCTTTCGATGTTGCCGCGGATCGTTCGTCCGCGTCGATGGCTACAGCGGGGGTCGCGCGCGACGGCCGGGTGATCGTCGAAGTGGTCGACGACCGGTCGGGCACCGGGTGGATCGAAGCCGAAGCGAAAGCGTGGCGGCGGGCTAACCGCTCGGGGCTGGTGGTGGCCGACGCCCTGAACGCTGGGACGATCGCCACCCGGCTAGAGCTGGCCGGGCTCGACGTGATCCAAACCTCAGCCGGCCAGATGGCGAAAGCGTGCGCCGACCTGATCGATCAGATCACTAACGGGACGATCGGCCACCGGTCCCACGCGATACTCGATGGCGCCCTAAACGGTGCCGGCCGGCGACCGTTGGGCGACGGGTGGGCTTGGTCTCGGCGGAATAGTGAGGGTTCGATTGCCCCTTTGGTGGCGGTCACGCTCGCCGCTTGGGCCGCACGGTCGACGCCCCGACTGCCGGCCCCGTTCGTCATAGTTGCCCCGGGCAGGTAGTTACTTCACAGTAAGGGGCTAGTGAAACTTCGCCGCCGCCACCGGGATATCGAATCGGCGGCGAGTCCGCCCCAGTGGCCGACGCCGGCGGGCCCGCAGTACCGGCAGCGGATGCCGGATTTCGGTGGCGGGTGGCTGGGCGGGCTGAACACGATCGAACGTGCCCCGGCGATGTCGGTACCGACGATCGCTTTCATCCGCTCCCAGCTCGCCGGGGGTGTCGCGTCGATGCCGCTGGAGCGGTACCGGAAAGCCGACGATGGCGACATAAAGCTCGATCCGGGTTGGTGCGATAACCCGGACCCGGCCCCGGCGATCGCGTCGAGCGTGTTTTGGTCGTGGGTGATCGACGATCTGCTTTTCGACGGTAAGTCGACGCTGATCGTGTTGGGCAGGGATTCGACGGGTTACCCGGTGATGTTCCGCCGGGTGAAGCCGGGCCAGCTCACTTACGACCCGCTGACGTTGGCGTGGGGGACGATGTGGCTTAACACCGAAATCTCCTATCTCGGGTTCAACGTGCCGCCGTCCGATGTCGTGGTGATCAGCGGACCCCACGAAGGGATTTGCAACTACGGGGCGGCGACGATCCAAGCCGCGATCGATCTGGAGACCAGCGCCGCTACGGCGGCGGGCGAACCGTTGCCGAACATCGATTTGCATCAGACCGGCGGCGAACCGTTGTCGACTGACAAAGCCCAAGAGCTGGTCAACGATTGGAAAGGTGCCCGCAAGCTCGGGGCGACCGCCTACACCCCGCAGAACCTTGACGCCCGGGTGCTCGGGTGGAGCTCGGCGGAACTTCAGATGATCGAAGCCCGCCAGTACATGGCAACCCAAGCCGCGCGGATGGCCGGAGTGAACCCCACGCTCGTGTCCGCCGCTATGGGCAGCTCGTCGAGCTACGTGTACACCAACCAGGCCGACTACCGGGCCGCGTTCCTGGATGACTGCTTGGATTCGTACCTGCGGGCGATCGAAGGCCGGCTATCCGCGACCGACGTGACACCGCGCGGCCAGTACGTGCAGTTCGACCGTGACGCGTTCACCCGGCTGACCCTTCTTCAGCGGGTCGACGTGATGGTGGGGGCCCTGAAGTCGGGTGCACCCCCAAGCCTGGTTAACCAGCTCGCCGGCACGCTCGATCTGGATATCGAAATGCCGGGCGAACCCGATCCGGTCGCGTTGCCTACCGACGCGCCGGCCCCGCCGCCCAGCTCGACGGTGCCGGCACCCCCACCGCCCCGCCCGACACCCGCCGCGCCGGTACCGGCACCCGCGCCGGTACCGGCCGGAAGTTAGGAGCTTCGATGCAGCTACGTCTGGCCGCGCCGGCCGCTGGGATCCGCGCGGACCGCCAAGCCCGCACGATCAGCGGACCGGTGGTCCCTTGGGAGACTTATGCCGCGGTGTCGACCGGCCAGATTGTGGCCTTCGCGCCGGGTTCGGTGATCCTTGGGGCACGGTCGAAGCTGGTGCTCGATCACGACCCCGCCCAGCCGGTCGCGGTGTTCGTTTCGGCCAGCGATACCGGCGAGATGTTGGAAGCAACGTTTCGGGTGCCGCCCGGGCCGGCCGGCGACCAGGTGCTGGCCGACGCCCAGGAAGGATTACGTGACGGGTTCAGTGTCGGGGTTGACGTGATCAGCTCGGAGGACCGCGCGGAAGGTACCTACGTGACCGCCGCGCGCGGCCGGCACGTCGCCCTGCTCAGCGAACCGGCTTTTGATGCTGCCCGGGTGGCTTCAGTGATCGCCGCCGCACCCCCACCGCCGCCCGACCCGACCGCAACGCCCGCACCACCCGATCCGACCGCCACGCCAGTACCGACCGAAGGAGAACCCGCCGTGTCCGACGTCCCTACCCCTATCGCCGTCACGTTTGCCGGCCCGCTCGCCATAGCGTCTATCGCCACCGACGACCTACCCGGCGGCGGGGGCGACGATTCGGTGGTAGTTCCGACGGTCGCCGGAAGCATGAGCCCGGTACCGCTCGCCGCCGCGGCCGCGCGCGTGTCGGACCCTTACCCCTACGCGGTCCCCCAATGGGCGGGCGGGCCGAGCTTCGTGATGGACGCGTACAAGTCGATGGAAGATCCCGGATCGATCGACGCGGACCGGTGGCGGCGATCGCTGCTCATGCTCAACGATCCGGCGGTGATCCGCGCCGGAATGGCCCGCTTCGCGAACGCAATGCCACCCGCGATCCAAGCCGCTACCGGTACCACCGTGACCGATCCGGGCTTGGTGCCCGACCGGTGGCTGCCCGAACGGTACGTGCCGTTGCGTGGGGCGAAAGCACCGCTGTACACCGCCCTGGCGAAGTACCCGACCGCCGATTTCACGACTCTTCAGGTGCCCCGCACCGCTACCGAAACCGGACTGTCTGGCCGGCCCGCCGATGAGGTAACCCCGATCGCCCCCGGCGACATCACCACCGACAACGACTCGATATCGATCGACGAAGTGGAAGGGGCCTATCTCTTCAGCCGCAAGCTGCTGCTCGGATCCAACCCGCAGATAGACCGGATCGCTTTGGACGCGCTCGACCGTGCCTGGTTGGCCGACGTCGAAGCCCGCGCGGTCACCTACTTTCAAGGGGCCAACGTGTCGACCCCGGTAGCCGCGACGTACGCGGACGGGCCCGGCTACGTCGCCGCCCTGAGGGGCCAGATGGCCCGGATGGCCGCGTCGACTTTGTACATGGCGACGGCGATCGTGCCCGCGTCGAAGGAGTACATCGCCCTGGCCGAAGCCGACGACGGGGCCGGCCGGCCGCTGCTGCCGTACGGTCCGCAGATCAACGCCCCCGGCACTTCAGGGAGCGGCTACGGCACCGTGTCGGTGCAAGGGGTGCCGGCTTTCCCTGGGCCGTACATGCCGGCGAACAAGACTTTTGTCTTGGATCAGTCGCTCGATGCGGCGGTGTGCTTCGCAACCCCGGTGATGAACTTCCGGCTTGAGTGGACGACCGACGCGACGACCGGCGGAAACGTGAAGGTGCTGAAGCTGGTGAAGTATTCGGGTGTCGGGTTTTGGTCGCAGTACGTCGGCGGGGTCGTGCTGATCACCAACTCGACGCCGATCGCCGCCGAAGCCGACGAATCGCCCAGCTCGAGCGGATCCCGCCGGAAGTAGGGCGGGGTGGCGACTGGTTGGCCGGCGGACTCCGACCTAGCCAGGTGGCTAGGTCTTGACCCGACCGATGACGCGGAACGGGTCACGGAAGCCAACGATGGCGCGCGCGACGCCGCGATCAGCCAAGCCGAACTAGACCCGACCGCCGGCCCGGTCGACTCGGACCAGTGGGAAGCGGTGCTCATGCTCGGGTCGTGGTGGTACCAGTCACGCAACCACGGTGAAGGTATCGACGTGATGAACCCCGCCTACGGTCCGTTCACGGTCCGCAACCGGGCTATAGCGATCCTCCGCAAAGGGAAGCCGGCGATCGCGTGAGCGTGGCGGTAAGTGCCGCCCTGGTGGCCGAAGCTCTTACCGCGGCGGGGGTGCGGGTCGCGGTCCGTGACGGAGATATCACCCCGCCGGTCACCTATATCCGGATCGGGCAGGTATCCAACGCGGCGATAACCCTCGCGGGCGGGACGTCGACGCTGTTTTACGTGTACGTGATCCCTGTCCGCGGGGTCGACAACCTGGCCGGCGACTCGGACCTGCTCGACATCGTTTATGCCGCCCTGGGCCCGCTCGCCGCTACCGACCTGGTGGCTACGTCGACGTCGTTGACGATCCGCACCGACACCTGGCCCTGTTACCGCTTTGATCTGACCGTGTTGGAAACGAC